ATAAAAAGAAAACAAACAATCGTATATACTTGTAGTTGGTAATCGTTGCCGTCGTCGTTGTGTCAAACAACGGCGACACAACAAATTCATCAACCAAGCTGGCTGGCGCCAGAAGCTTGCCCCGCCGTCGTCGTTGAGGCAAACAACAATAATTACAAAGATTTCTAGATAACCAGTGCTGGCCAGCTTAAGCTCTGCCTCCCCCACCTCCGCCACCTCCTACTCCACCTATCTCTGCCGTCGTCGTTGAAGCAAACAACCCCCGTCGCGTGATGTTTGTACACAAGTCCCAGTACGCTTCCCATCAGGGTTCACAAGAAGTTCAAAAAAAGTTCTAACTTTGTCCAAAAAAAACCCATTATGAACAGACCCAAAATGAACACTAACTTATTGATATTAATGTGGGATTTGATAAGACAAGAGAATAGTTAAAAACAACAAAAGGATATAACTATGAGTACAGCAAAAAAGGTAAGACTAAAGCAAGACGAGGAAAAGCTTGTTGTTGCTTATGCTAACCTTAAACTAAAACAGAATAGATTATCTAAAGAAGTTGACACTATGAAACAAAGTGTTGTTAATCTATTCGAAAGTAAAAAGGTAAATGTTATTTTTGCTAAAGATAAGCAAGATAACATTTTTGGAATTCAGCGAATACATCGAAAAAGAAAAAAATTCGATACCGCTAATTTCAAAATCAAACATACTGATTTATTCAATAAGTTCACAAGTGAGATTGAATATAATGAGTATAAAGCACTAGGGGATAATAATGAGTAATTCACTTATTAAAATGGATATCTCCAAAGTTCTAGCCGAGCAATCGGCTAGTTCTAACATTACAAGTAATGTTAACTTTACACCCGATCAAATTAAGAAGTTAAATTATGAAGTAATGTATAAAATGTTAGAGGGCAAGGTCGAGAAATTTGTCTTGGAAAATCAAGGCAACCCATTAGTCGATAACTTTAAAAACGATATCGTACAGACTTTCTCACACCTCTTAACACAACTACAAAAATAACAACAACACTTCTAGCGCGCCGTTGCGCGCTAGAAGGCTCATACTTTTCCACAACTTACTTTTAAAAAAATAAAATCACAGGATCGCGTGCCTGCTGGTAAGCTTGCTGGCGCAAGCGCTTTGTAAGCAATATGAATAGATGTAGTAGTGTCTGAAACGATATGGTATAAAAGGGGACCCAAAAGATGAAATATTTATGTTAAATTTAGATCAATTGACTGATGACGAACTGCGGTCCCTAATTTTAAAAAAGCAGATCGAATATATAAAACTAGCTCAGGACAACTTCTTAATTTTTGTCCGTGCTATGTGGCCAGATTTCATATGCAGAGAAACAAAGGACCCAAAGAAATATGGGCACCATCAAATTATCGCTGAAGAATTTGAAGCTATTGCTGCTAAGAAACATAAAAGGTTGATTGTGAATATGCCACCAAGACATACAAAATCAGAATTTGCATCTTATTTATTTCCTGCTTGGATGATAGGTAGGAACCCTAAAATGAAACTTATGCAAGTCTCACACAATGCTGAACTAGCAACAAGGTTTGGTAGTAAGGTTCGAAATTTAATGGAGACTGAAGACTATAAAAATATATTTGGTGATGTTAAACTACGTGAAGATAGTAAGGCGAAAGGCCGTTGGGAGACAAATCACGGGGGCGAATATTTTGCAGCAGGAGTAGGCGGTTCAATTACAGGCCGAGGGGCTGATCTTCTTATTATTGACGACCCACATACAGAACAAGATTCAATGTCTGACTCGGCAATGGATAGAGCATATGATTGGTATAGCTCTGGTCCACGACAACGTTTGCAGCCTGGTGGTTCGATAGTCGTTGTTATGACTAGATGGGCAAAGGACGATCTAACAGGAAGGCTCATCAAAGCACAAACTGAGCCTAAATCAGATCAATGGAGAACAATTTCTTTTCCAGCAATTCTAGAAAGCGGTAATCCTGTATGGCCTGAATATTGGAACATAGAAGAATTAGAATCTGTCAAAGCTTCGGTGACACCGAAGAATTGGAATGCACAATACATGCAAGATCCAACTTCAGAAGAAGGTGCAATCATCAAAAGAGATTGGTGGCAAGATTGGGAAAGTGAACGGATACCGGCCCTCAAACATGTAATACAAAGTTATGATACTGCGTTTTCAAAAAAAGAAACATCTGACTATTCTGCGATTACAACATGGGGAATATTTCAACCTGCTGAAGGATATGAAGATTGTATTATATTATTAGATGCTATCAAAGGAAGGTTCGACTTTCCGGATCTCAAGAATCTAGCTATGCAGCAATACGAATACTGGCAACCGGAAACAACTATCGTTGAAGCCAAAGCTTCGGGTCAACCTTTAATCCAAGAATTACGTAGAACAGGTATCCCTGTAATAGATTATGTTCCCGCTAAAGGTAGAGATAAACATACAAGAATTAATTCTGTAGCTCCCATATTCGAATCAGGTATGGTTTATGCGCCTTTAAAAGAGAATTTTGCCCAAGAGGTTATAGAGGAATGTGCAGCATTTCCTAACGGACAATACGATGACTATGTTGATTCCATGACACAAGCTGTGATAAGATTCAGGCAAGGTGGATTTGTTTCAACTTACAATGACGAATTAGATGCACCTAATTTTAAAATTGAAAAAGAATATAAATATTATTAGGAGCTAATATGGCATTAAAAGGTAAACAAAAAAATATAGACGCAAACAAAGACGGTAGAATTTCAGCAGAAGATTTTGAAATTATGAGAAGTCGTCAGCGTGGCGGAATGAAGAAAAAAATGATGGGTGGCGGTTTAACTGCTGCAACTCAAAAATTAAAATCTCAAGGTAAAATGGGCGGTGGCATGATGGTCAAACCACTTATGATGAATAAAGGTGATTTGGGCGAAGCTAAAAATTACAAAAAATATTTGCGTGGCTTAGAGCGAGTAACTAGCAAAACAAGATTTGACAAAGCAGTAGCTAGAAGAAAAGCTCTTGAAGCTAGATTAAAAAACGAACCATTTTTACAAAGAAGAATAAGCTTAGGTAATTTAAAATCATTGCTTCCTGGTAGGATGAAATTTTTAGTTCCTGCTGGTATTGCCATTGGAGTAGCAGCATCAAAGGGTGCTGACAAGATTAGAGAAAAATTAAAAGAAATGAAAAAGAATAAAAAAATGGGTGGCGGTATGATGATGAAACCTATGATGAAAATGGGTGGTGGTATGATGAACATGCCTGGTTATAAAAAAGGTAAATCCGTCATGGCAAAAGGTTGTAAGTTAGGAAGAAAAAAACCTACAAAGATGTACACATAGGAGGGTGAATGTCCCTCAAAGGAATCTTACAGGGCTTAGGTAAACTCATCGGTAAAAAAGCTAAGGAGTCAACGGCTACCGGACAATCACAGAAGTTACTTACCTACACACCTGAAGCAAAAAAACAATCCGCTGTACAATTAGCAAGAGCAGAAGTCAAACCTCCAGCACCAATAAATCCAAGAGCACAGACCGGCGATTTGCAAATGGGTGAAAGAGGTCAACCCCTTTTTGGATCTTCAACATATGATTGGGTTATGCGTAAAGGCGGAGGTCGTTATTCAGCAGACGAATGGTTAGATCATTTAACATCTTCAAGGAAAGTCAATCAAAGAATATTTGGAAAACAAGTATCTAGAATGGAAAGAGGACCCAAACAATTTACATATGACCGTGGTCGATATGCAGGTAAACAAGCAACCATAAACAAAGAAGAACTTTTTGATTCAAACGTAGCGGTGTTCGATGAAGGTGGTAAATTAGCTGGTGGTCTATTAGCTGCTGCAAAGAAATATAATTTAAAATTATCTGCTCAAGACGTAGGTAATTTTTTAAAAGGTAATCCTGCATTACGTATTAGAACTGTGAACTACGGAAACATAGTACAAGATTTTAATTACAAAGCACCAATAGAAACTTCATTAGGGATTGTTCAAACAGTTAAAAGACAATTTCCTGCGATGGGAGAAAGATTTGACACATTAACCATGAATCTAAATACCATGGAAAGAGGACTTATGAATGGTATGATAAATGATGTCAAACAAGGTCATAGACTTTTTTCTGCAGAGTTAAAAGGTATAATGCAAGCGAATTTGGGAACAGAGGCACGAAGACAATTGAATGCCATGAAAGGTGCTGTTGATGAAGTTTATGCTAAAGCTACAGGTGCTAGATCTAATGTAAAACCAACACAATATGGTAACGAAGGTAATTATACTTTTCCTGGTGGTACAAATTACAGAGAAACTGTATTCCATTTAGACGAACCTATTATTTCTAACACAAATCCAAGAGCTACAATGGGTCATTTTGGAGAAGTAAAAAATAATTTATTTCATGTGAGATATGATGTTAGAAGCACACCCAACGGTAAGAAGGCTTTTGTGATTCACGAAATACAATCTGACGCGAACCAAAGTATTGCAAAAAGATTAACTGCTAAAGAAGCGTTTGGACCTGATGCAAGGTATAATCCTTTTCAAAAACAAATCGAAAACAGATTACTTCTTGATCAAAGAAGTAAAATAGTAAGTAAAAATTTGGATGAAATTACCAGTTCAGATGTCACTGAATTAAATTACATTAATAAACAATTAGCTAGACTTGGCAAAGGCTCTCGAAGAAATACTGATTATTATCCAATGTTAGATTCAGATGCTTATGGAGATTATGCATTAAAATTCTTACTCAATAAGGCAGCTAAAGAAAAAATTGATTATGTTGCAGTAATGCCTTTCAATAAACTTCATTTCAGACAAGGATATAAACAAGGAAATGAAAGATTTTATGGATATGCTGATGGTAAAGGTTTAAACAAAAAGGGCAAATCTGTAATGGCTGATTTAATGAAAAAGACGGCAAACTTTCAAGACTCAAAAGCTGGAACAATAAAAATATCACTGTCTGATCCAAAGAAACCTTACAAAATGACAGGTAGAGATAATTTCAAATATCCTGATAAAGGACACCCGCTAAGCGGGAAAACGATCAGTAGTCCCTATCACAGTAGTGCAAGTACGGTGCAGGAATCAGGAGCTAGATATGTCGGCCCTTATGATCCAGATTTATATTTTAACGCCTTTGGAATTGAAGTAAGACCTGGGATGGCTTATACTCAAAAGCTATACAAGAGTGAAGGTGGTTTAGTAGTAGATATATTTAAACCCTTATGTTAACGTAAATTATGGCTATAGAAAAAGATAACCCTACAGGAATAGAAGAAGATATCAAGGTTGAAGAAATCAAAGAGCAACCTGAAGGTTTACCACCTGAAGTTATGGTTGAGGGTGAAGAAGTACAAGAAGAACAGATTACACCCGAACAAGAATTTGCTTCTAATTTAGCAGATAATATGGATGAAAGAATCCTTGCACAAATTGGTAGTGATTTAACGGCAGAATATAAGAAAGATAAAACATCAAGAAAAGATTGGGAAGACGCATACATACAAGGGTTAGATCTTCTAGGAACTAAATACAAAGAACAAACCAAACCATTCAGAGGAGCTTCCGGTGTCACTCACCCTTTACTCGCAGAATCGATAACACAATTTCAAGCATCAGCTTACAAAGAATTATTACCGAGTGATGGACCAGTAAGAACACAAGTGATGGGCTTACAATCACCACAAACAGATGCGCAAGCTACAAGAGTAAAAG